CCAGCGTTTTGCCAACCGCATTCAGTCTGGCCTGTTCCCGCCATACGCTGAGTGGTGTCGCTTGGAGCCCGGCGTTGAGATCCCAGAGGATCGCAAGCTAGAGGCACAAGCCGCGCTCGATCAGTATTCCAAGACAATGTTTAGTGTGTTACGGCAGTCTAACTTTGATCTGGCTATGGGTGAGTTCTTGCTGGATCTAGCTGTCGGCACAGCCGTCATGTTGATCCAGCCCGGTGATGACTTAACGCCTGTTCGCTTCACGGCTGTGCCACAGTATTTGGTCAGCATCGAAGAGGGCGCACACGGCAAGGTCGATAATGTATATCGCCGGATGCGCCTCAAAGGTGAGGCTATCCAACAGCATTGGACAGATGCAGAGATCCCAGACCGCCTACAGCGCATGATTGATGAAAAGCCAACCGAAGAGATCGATCTCATCGAGGCCACGCTGTATGACGTTGAAAAAGGCGATTTCTGTTACCACGTTATCTGGGCAGAGGGTAAAGCTAACCTAGTATATCGCCGGATGAAATCCAGCCCTTGGATTGTGGCGCGTTACATGAAGGTCGCTGGTGAGGTGTATGGCCGTGGCCCATTGGTAACAGCTATCCCTGACATCAAGACGCTAAACAAAACGCTAGAGCTATTGTTAAAGAATGCCAGCCTGTCTATTGCTGGTGTTTACACAGCGGCTGATGATGGCGTGTTGAACCCGCAGACCATCCGCATTGCGCCGGGTGCTATTATCCCTGTTGCGCGTAATGGTGGGCCGCAGGGTGAGAGCTTGCGGCAAATGCCACGCTCCGGTGACTTTAACGTGTCGCAGATTGTCATCAATGATTTGCGGATGAATGTTAAAAAGATCCTACTCGATGACACACTGCCGCCGGATAATATGTCGGCCCGGTCTGCAACAGAAATTGCAGAACGCATGAAAGAGTTGGCACAAAATCTTGGATCTGCCTTTGGTCGTTTGATCACTGAAACTATGGTTCCGATGATTGCGCGTATCCTATATGTGATGGATGAGCGCGGTATGATTGAGATGCCACTGCGCGTCAATGGCCTTGAGGTAAAGGTCACGCCGATCAGCCCGATTGCACAGGCTCAAGGTATGGGTGACATTGAGAAGATCATGCAGTGGGTGCAGATGTCTTCGGCTCTTGGGCCAGAGGGCCAGATGGCCGTTAAGACAGGTAGCATCTCAGACTATGTGGCCGACAAGATGGGCATCCCGGCAGAGCTACGCACCACACCACAAGAGCGTCAGCAAATGATGGAGCAAGCTCAACAGATGATGCAGATGCAAGCGCAAGCCGAACAAGGCGGCGCACCAACTGAAGCACCACCAGAGGAAATAGTTTAATGGTAGTAGACGGCTGGGACGGTCTAAAAGAAGTAGACCCAGAAATTGCACAGAAACAGCAAGTCGATAAGGATGACGTTGATCGTTTGTATCAGCGCGTGTTTGGCAGTGACGATGGGCAAAAGTTGCTCACCCATCTTCGCTCTATGACAATAGAGCAACCCACTTGGTATCCCGGAGAGGACGCCAGCCACGGTTATGCCAGAGAAGGCCAGAATAGTCTGGTCCGAGAAATTGAGCGGCGTATTAACAGAGCGAGAAATCTATGAGTGAAACTGAGGGGCTGTTGGCCACCGCAGAAGTAGAAAGCGATGATAACCAACAGCAAGCAGAAGAAACCATTTCCCATTTGCCACCGGACACAGAGGCGTCACCTGATGCTGAAGCTGTGGCAACAGAAGAAACCGACACCCGCCCAGAGTGGTTGCCGGAAAAATTTAACAGCGCAGAGGATTTGGCTGGTGCTTATGCTGAATTGCAAAAAAAGTTTTCGCAGGGCAAACATAAGGTTCCGGATGATTATGATAAAAGTGTCTTTTCTGATGCTGGCATTCCAGAGGATGATGAGCTTTATTCAACTTACCTCGATTGGGCAAAGGACAATGGCATCAGCCAAAATGCGTTTGACCAGTTGGCGGGAAAGTTCATCGAATTGGCTGGTGGCCAAGCTGAACAAGCTGAAATCTCTTACAAAGAGGAATACGAAAAGCTAGGCCCGAATGCCGATGCGATTATCAAAGGCATGACGCAGTGGGCACAGGGCTTGGTAAACAAAGGCGTTTGGGGCCAAGATGATTTTGACGAGTTCAAGATTATGGGCGGCACGGCGCAGGGTATAAAGGCGTTTCAAAAAATCCGCAGTCACTACGGTGACAAGCAGATCCCTATTGATGTCGGCCCAGTTGACGGCGCACCATCAAAGGATGAATTGCAGTCGATGATTGCCAAGCCGGAATATCAGACCGACCCAGCATACCGGGCAAAGGTCGAAAGGCTATTTGAGAAGGTATATCCCGAAGACGGTGTCGCCGTAGTATAAAGCTAATCGAGAGTGCATTGCGTACTCTCGATTTTTTCCATATAATGCACTTGACAGACACCCGCTTTGCGGCCTGTTGACCCGCTTGGGGGCGTAGCGTGTATGCCCAAGCCACAGCCCGAAAGGATACCTGTTTGGCGTCAATCGTGTTTTAACTTACATAAAGGATTAGGAAAATGGCTGTAGGCATTTCCAACGCTTTTGTACAGTTGTTCGATGCCGAAGTGAAACAGGCATATCAGGCTTCTCGCAAGCTAGCTGGTGTCACTCGTGAACGCACAAATGTAGAAGGCAATCAGGTTAAGTTTCCGAAGATCGGAAAAGGAACCGCAACAGTTCGCGTACCGCAGACTGACGTAACCCCTCTAAACGTAACTTACTCGCAAGTAACCGCCACAATGAGCGATTATATTGCGGCTGAGTACTCAGACATCTTTTCACAGCAGAAAGTCAACTTTGACGAACGCCGGGAATTGGTGCAAGTAGTTGGTAACGCAATTGGCCGCCGTATGGACCAGCTCGTTATTGATGCGCTTAACGCGGCCTCTTCACCATCAACTGTCGGTACTGACATTGGTGGATCAGGCACAAACATGAACCTTGCTAAGTTGTTGGCGGCTAAGAAAGCCCTCGACACTAAGAACGTGCCAGCCGAAGGTCGTTGCATGTTGATCCACGCAAACGGTTTGTCGTCATTGCTTGACGAGACTGAGCTAACATCTAGCGACTTTGCTACAGTCAAGGCTCTGTCTACAGGCGAGATCGACACATTCTTGGGCTTCAAGTTCATTACCCTTGGTGATCGTGATGAGGGTGGCTTGCCACTTCCATCAACACGCACCGCATTTGCATTCCACAAAGATGCAGTTGGTATGGGTATCGGAATGGGTCAGCGTAGCGAAGTAAACTACGTCCCAGAAAAGACATCGTTCCTCGTGTCTTCAATGTTCTCCGCTGGCGCGGTTGCCATTGACGATGAGGGCATTGTCAAAATCTCAGCGACCGAATAGAGGAGTATAAAAATGGCTTTTTCTAAGGATGGTCTAAACGTGATGGGTGCATCAAAGAAGGGCAATGCGCCTTCTATGTACACCTACGCATCTGCCGATGCGATTGCGACAGTTAACACATCAGGTTATTTTAATGACCTAGCCGACACACTTGCTGTTGGCGATGTGATTTTCTGTCACGATACTGCAACACCAACAATGTCAATTGTTGTTGTTCTGTCAAACGCATCAGGCGTTGTTGATGTTTCAGACGGCACTGCCGTTTCTGTAGCAGACGCAGACTAATAATGATCGGGGCCGAGCAATCGGCCCCGGCTATCTCTTTTAGGAGTTCACCCTATGGCGGCTGGCGACACCAAACTATCAATCTGTTCGGATGCGTTAATCATGCTTGGTGCGGCTCCGCTTTCATCATTTGCCACAGGCACTGATGAGGCACAGGTCGCAGATCGCCTGTATGACGATGTGCGTGACACACTGTTGATGCAGTACCCATATAGCTGGACGTTGAAAAAAGAAAAGCTGGCACAGCTTGCCGATGCGCCTATCAACGAGTGGCAATATAAATACCAAATCCCCGGCGATGTTCTTGGAAACCCAAAGGCTGTTTTCAACAGCGGCGGCATCAATGCGCCAACTGTGCGTGATTACGAGCTTTACGCTGGTGGCCTATACACTAATTTGCCGGATGTGTGGATTGATTACCAATACCGCCCAGAGCCAGCATTGTTTCCACCATACTTTGTGCGCCTACTAAAGACCGCGCTGGCCGCTGAGTTTGCAGAGCCAGTGACAGACCAAATCACAAAGTCTGATTATTACCATAACAAGGCTTATGGATCGCCTAGTGAAAATATGCGCGGTGGTTTGGTGCGGGTTGCAATCAACATAGATGGGTCTGACAAGCCATCTCAAAACATCCAAGAGTTCCCGATTTCCGATATAAGGTACTAGCATGAGCCGCATCATTCAGATCCAGAATGACTTTACGAGCGGTGAGCTAGATCCAAAGCTCCGGGCGCGTACAGACATTGCTCAGTACAAGTCTGGCCTCGACACTGCCAAGAACGTCAGCATCCAGCCGCAGGGCGGCGCAAAGCGGCGTGACGGCACTAAGTTCATTGCGGCCCTAGACAGCGGCGCGGCAAACGCTGTGCGGATGGTGTCGTTTGAGTTTAGTGTTGACGACAGCTATATGTTGATCTTCACGCCGGGCAAAATGTATGTGTTTAAGAACGGCGCACAGATCACCGACATTAATGGAAGCGGCAACGACTATTTAACCGTGGCCAGTTTGACTGCCGCTATTATCCCAGAGATGAATTGGGTGCAGTCTGCCGACACCGTAATTGTTGTGCATGAGGATCTGCCGCCAACGAAGATTGTTCGCGGTGCGACTGACAGCGATTGGACAGCGAGTGTCATCGACTTTACGCATGTACCGCTTTATGCGTTTGTGCTGGATTACCATAACCCGCAATTCACCATCACGCCGTCTGCGATTAGCGGTAACATCACACTGACTGCATCGAGCGTCACGACTGACAATGGTAGCGCACAAGCTGGATCATCTAGCACAATCACGCTAAAGGCCGCATCGAGTTACACATCTGACGATCAGCCTAACGGCATGTTCGTCAAGATCACATCCGGCACTGGTTCTGGGCAGACGCGGCATATTGAGGACTACGTTGCGGCAACTAAGGTCGCAACGGTGTCCCCCGATTGGGATACAGCCCCAGATGCCACATCAAACTATGAGGTCAAAGCGTTTGAGCCGTCTGCCGTTGGTGAGTACATGACGGTAGACAACGGCTTTGGCCGTGCGCGTTATGTTGAGTATGTCAGCGATACGGTTATGAGAGCCTATGTAGAAATACCGTTTTTCGACACCAGCGCAATTGTGGCTGGTGATTGGAACAGTGAACACGGCTATGAGCCAGTGTTTTCTGCGACTAGGGGCTACCCAAGGTCGGTAACATTCCACGAAGGCCGTTTGTTCTTTGGCGGCACTAAGGGCCGACCATCAACATTGTATGGTTCTAGGGTCAGTGATTTCTTTAACTTTAACCCCGGCGAGTCGTTGGCCGATGACGGCGTTGAGGCAACGCTAGACACTGGCACGTTCAATGCGATTGTTGATATCTTCTCAGGCCGTCACTTGCAGATCTTTACGACAGGCGCAGAGTTTTATGTACCTCAGTCTTTGGATGAGCCGATCACGCCTAGCAACTTGATTGTTAAACAGCAAACCGCTTTTGGTATGAAGCCGGGCATCCGGTTGCAAAACGTGGATGGATCAACGCTATTTATCCAGCGGCAGGGCAAGGCGTTGCA